CAATAATGACAGAATTTGGCCAGATTGACCCGAAGGCGGGTTTGCTGGTGGATATCCACGCCGCCGGGCGGAAGGTGGCGGAGATTAAGGGGATACCTACGGAAATTTTGCGGACTTCCGAGCAAATTGAGATGCTGATGCAGGAGGCCGCACAGAATATGGAGGCCATGGATGATGGAACAGGAGAACAATCCAGCGGTGGATGAACGCCGGGAGCTTAGCCGGTGTATTCAGCGGGCTTTGACCGGCCCGGAACAGAAGGTATTGAGGAAATGGCTCAGGCAAACGGCGTTTGGGGCGTCCTATATGCCGGGGCGCGAGGCGGATAAAGTAGCTTGGCTGGAAGGGAAACGGGCATTAGCCGTGTTTATGCTTAAAGAGGGGGGGTACGATGAGTGAAGAAACTACGGCAACGCAAACTGCCGAGACATTATTTGATGGGGTTGATACGCCGGAAACGGATGTAGCACCGGGGCAAGGAGATAACGAACCTAACCCGCAGGGTAACGATCCGGATACCCCGGTGAACACCGACCCGGCGACCCGGCCGGAAGGGTTGCCGGAGAAATTTTCGTCGGTAGAGGAACTCGCCCGGGCCTACAATGAAATGGGTAAAAAAATAAGGGATAAATTTAACCTCCCGGAAGGGTATGATTCCCCCGACCAGTTGCTTGAGGAATTTACTCAGCTCAAGGAGAAGAACCAACCGCCTGAAAGTTATGAATTAAAGCTCCCTGAGGGGGTGGACGAACTCTCTGAGGACGATGTCCGTCTTTTCAAGGAGGTTGGCTTAAATAGTGAACAGGCCCAAAAAGTGGTTGATTATGTTGTGGAGGCCGTTGCGCCCGCTGTGCGTGAAGCCCGGGCGGAGGTTGAGAAAGAACGTCTCGCCCGCGCATGGAACATGGACCCCGAAGCGCCTTATTTTTCCGAGCGGATGAGTTCCATCAAGCAGTGGGCGGAGCAGAATCTTCCGAAGGCCGTGGTGCAGGAGCTGTCGCAATCTTCCAATGGGGTTAATGCTATTTATAAAATGATGCAGGTCGGGTTTGAGAAGAACCAGGTGTCAGGACGAACTGACGAACCACAATTTAATATGACCGACATTCAGAGTATGGTTAATGACGATCGCTACTGGACCGACGCGGCCTTCAGGCAGGAAGTGATGCGAAAAGTACAAAGTTTGCACAAAAGATAATTGACAAGACATTAATATTATGTTATTATAATAAAAAGCCACTGGCATAACCGCTTGTCGGCCCCGGTAGCTTGAATCTGGCCCCTCAGTACGAGGCACAACCAGAAGGTTAAGTCGTTACTATTAACTTTTTGAAGGGGGACCAATCATGTCTGTCCATGTTCCGACAAGTTTTATTCAGCTTTACGCCAGCGAGGTAAAAGCTGCCTACCAGCGGGAAGGAGCACTTCTCCGCCAGGCCGTTCGCGTGCGCGAGGGGATGGGTGCGGAGCGTATTTACTTTCCCAAACTCGGCAAAGGTATGGCCACCGCCAAAGGGCGCCATGCGGATGTCGTGCCGATGAACGTCGATCACGATCGGGTAAACGCTGATCCCAAGGACTACTACGCACCGGAGTATATTGACGAGCTCGACCAGGTGAAAATTAACTGGTCCCTGCGTTCGGAGTATATTCGATCTTCCGCCTGGGCTTTGGGCCGCCAGACCGACAATTTGATCATCGATGCCGCGTTAAACACCACCAACGAGGCGACAGAGACCGCTTTGAACCTTGCCGCCGTCACGGGGGTTTCCGAAGCTCTCATCAACAACGATGTTCCGCTTGACCGACAGCGGTGGGCTGTTATCAGCCCCGGTTACTTGAGTGACATCTTGGCTATTGATGGTGCGGCCAGTTCAGACTTCGCCCGGGAGCAGATTCTCAACACCGGTTCGGCGCCTGCCTACTGGATGGGGTTCAACTGGATTGTTCACACAGGCCTCGGCGATCACCGTGCGGACAATATTAACGGTATTTTCTTTCATACATCTGCGCTTGGCCTCGCCATTGCCCGCGATATTCAGACCTCCGTTGATTGGATCGCTACAAAGGTGGCCTGGTTGGTTAACTCCTGGATGTCCATGGACGCGGTGATGATCGAGAACGATGGTATCGTCAAAGTGAAAACGAGCTAAAGGAGGTATATCGTGGCTTTTAACAAAGATCATCTCAGTCTTATGGCTGTTACCGGTATAAAGGATGTGAATGGAGTCGCTAAGGGCGTTAATTTCTGGTTTTATCACGCTTATGGCGATGTTGCTACTGGGGCCGGTTATTTCGCTGATGCGCTCATCCTCGGCATGACCGAGGACGACCTCATCTTTATTCCTGATGATGCTGGTGGGACCCCGTTGCTCGGCGTTATTACCGACGCCGGTACCCTGGCGGATTTTGCCTTTCCTTCTGGGGTCGTAACTACGACTTAAACCAAAGAGGGGGTATCCATGTCAAGCCCATTGGCTGTTATAAACCGGGGGCTGGTACGGCTGGGAGTACCCCCTCTTGCTTCTTTGTCCGACGCGGACGCCCAGGCTCTTGCGGCAGCTACATTATACGATGAAGTTAAAAAAGCGGAATTGGCCGTGTTCCCGTGGTCTTTTGCCCTTCGTGAAACCGCCCTCCCCTTATTGAATGTACCGTCCCACCAGGAGCGTTGGACGGGATTCGATTATACGTACCAACTCCCACCCAATAATTTGAGAGTCCTAGGTCTTACTAACTACGATGCTTTTAAGTTGACCGGCGATCAACTACATACTAACACAGAAAACGCGAGATTGGTTTACATTGAAAATGTAGGGGAACAGAACTGGCCGGAGTATTTCCAGAAAATCGTGTCCTTTGAGTTCGCCGCGTCTGTGGCGATTTCGCTTACGGACGACAGTAACAGGGCCTCTTTAATGTACGGCCAGGCAATGGCGGCTCGGCGGACTGCCAGGTCTATTGATTCGCAGCAAACCCCTCATACAGTACTTCAGTTGATGCGGATATACCAGAAACCGTCCTATAATCCCCTGACGAGTGGATAATGGCTATTTATCAGCATACAACAGGTTTCACTCGTGGAGAGGTGGATGAATCTCTGTGGGACCGGGTGGACGTTGATTTTTATGCGACGGCGGCGAAGGTTGTAGATAATTGGTTCCCCAACGTTGCCGGGGGTTTGGAGCGAAGACCAGCCGTAGATGATGTTATCGTCTCGGAACTTTTGCCTCAAACCACGTCCGAAGTAAATATGACGCAACATATTCTTATTTTTAAGAAATATATACTTCACGTCCGGTTTTCTTACTTTTACAATGAAAGCGGGGTCCGGCACGATATACAAATTTTTGTAAGACTTTTCGATAAGCAAAACGGCCCCTTGGAAGATATGAGTTCTGCGGACCCGGTAACGATTGAAAATGTTGCTGATATAGGGGATGATCCTATTTCGCTTTACATTTGCACTGTTTCTGTTGGTCCTGCGATGTTTATTACTTCCCCTTTGTTCTCTCCCCGCCGGGCTTTTATAGACGGACTGCCGGAGGCCCCCCAACCGAATATTGAGGAAATTATTTGGTTTGAAGAACTCCTGGGCACGGTCGCTATTGACAAAGATACATCTACCTGGACGGGAACGGATACATTGTTTGCGGATCAACTGGCGGCAGGTGATAAATTCCACTTCCAGGATCAGGAATTTACTGTGGACGTTATTACCGACCAGGAATCAATGACATCCGTTGAAACCTATACGGGGGTATCCCTTGCAGGAGAACGGATTAATATTGTGAATAGCGATCCGTTCGGGGGTAATCCCCGGCTTTGTACATTTTACAACAGTCGCTTATTTTTGTTTTCCACTGAAAGTGCCTCCACTAAAATGTGGGCCAGTAAAACGAGCAACCCGTTTATAATCATACCCGGTACCGTTTATGATGATGCGCCTATAAATTATGAATTGTTTTCCGAAGGGGTAGATGAATTTGTATGGGTTGCTACCGGCGAGAATATTTTTCTTGGAAGCTCTCGGGCGGAGTTCATGATTGCATCATCCGGGGAGGGGCCTATTACGCCGACAAATTTCGGGTTCACTAGAATTTCTTCCCTTGGTGGAAGTAGTATACAACCAGTAACATCCGATGCCGCGATTATTTTTGTCAGTCGGGATAGAACCCGTATTTTTGCGGTGGCGTATGACTTCCAACGGTCAGGTTTTGTTACTTCCGACCTTTCACTTTTGGCCGCCCATTTATTTGCGGATAGAGTCCGGGAGCTGCACTTCCGACCGGCGGTAAAAGGAGACAATACCTCCCGGCTGTTCGTTACGTTGGATTCGGATAAATTCATTACAGCCGCGCTTTCCGAAGATCAAAATGTTGTTTCCTGGGCGCGGTACACATTCGCAGAAACCTTCGTTCCCTATTCTTTGGTATCCACCTCTGATGGGGTTTTTATACTATTGGGGGATAAAGCCGGACCGACCCCGGACGGTAATAGCAGCTGGCTTATGTTTTGTTGGCAGACATTTGGGCAGGAAGATGCTTTTTCTATGGATTTTGCCCGAGAATATACTCCGGGTGATGAAAAGAAAGTTGATAATATAGCTCTTTTTCTTACTAATCGTCCTGTTGCTGTTATTTCCGCGGTAAAAGGCTTCCTTGGACTATATGAGCCGACGGTAATGGCGGGGGGAGAAGCGGGGGAACTCGATCTTAGTAATATTGAAGGCGATCTAGGTAATGTAATAATTGGAGTCCCTTTTGCTTCTAAACTTGTGATGCTGCCGACTGTTTTCAACACCGGCCGGGGACTTTCTATAAACAGAAAAATACGCATGATCCGCGTTCTTGTGTCGTTACGAAACGCCTATCAGCTTTTTATAAACAACCAACCGTTATTCGGTAACATTGGGGCGCGGTTGGGTCGTGAATTACCCCGAAAAGATGGTGTTTTTGAGAAACGGATGCTCGGTTGGTATTCAAAAGACGAGGTAACGATTGAATCGGCGTCTATATATCCGGCAACGATTTTATCTGTTACCCGTGAGGTCAACTTATGAGTGCTGCATGGTTTCTTTTGGCGGCCCAAGCGGGTGGGTCTCTTCTTCAGGCGCGAGAGACCTCTCGCTCAGCCGCCCGGGACGCCGCGGCTGGAGCTTTCCAAGCCCGTTACCAGGGGTTGATGGAGCGCTACCAGATACAGAGGCAGGCGGAAGTGGATGCCCGTACCCGTCAGGATCAGTTCGCGCAGGCGATGGGAGCACAGCGGGCTATGATGGGTCAAGCCGGAATCATGGGGGGGCGCACTGCCCGACTGCTTGAAGCACGTAACCGAACTCAGTATAGTCGTGCTCAACTTGAGGAAGATGTATCTGCTCGGCTCTCCACGAGTGCATCGGAGTTCCGGGAACAACAGCAGATTTCGGGTCTTCGACGAGGAGCGCAGGCCGCACAACAGCAGGCCGGAATTAATCTTTTGACGGATTTCCTTGGGTTCGGCCAACAGGGTTTGGATATTTACGAAGCCGGGAAAGCGGGGGGATGATGGCACGTATACCGACATACGAGGAACAGGCCCAGTTTAAACCTGTTTCGTTTGAAGCTCCGGTTCCCCGAACTCCGGCGTTACAATTTGATAGGTTGCGGCAGGCTATAGGTAATTGGCAGGAGCGGTCCCAGCGGCAGATGGAAGCCCGGGCTACAGCCCAACAGCAAGAAGAAGCTGCCATGGCCCAACGGGAAACTGGGCCGGGCCGGGTTGCGCAGCCGCCGGAATATTTGGCTCCACGCTTTCAGGAGGCTTTCCGGCGAACGGCTCGGGATATTGAACGCAAGCAGATGGCCGTGCAGACTCAGCGGGTCCTTGGTGAACTATCGCTTCAGCATCGGGACGACCCCCAAGGATTTCGTAAGGCTGTGGAGGAGTATGCCGATAAACAGGAAAAGATGCTGGAAGGCACTGCGCCAGCCCTTGCGGTTGAAACCGGTAACTGGATACGTCAACAGGCCGAAGGTGCCGCGCTGAGGCTGGAAGAAAACCAATACTCCCGGGAGCAGGCTCGCCAAAGTGCCAAACATTTAAGCCTGACCGACGAATATATCTTTGAGGCTGACAATGAACTTCGTACTAACCCGGATGAACTGCGGTTGTATGAACATTTGGACACTGCCGAGGGGATGATTGATCAAATGGTGGATGATTATCTTCTTGACCCCGCGACGGCTGAACGCAAAAAATCCCAGTACCGCGAGACGATGGCGTATTCTTACGCGCAAGGGGCCTTTGACGAGGCTCTTAGGCGGCAAGACCCTGACGGGGCGCAGGAGATTATCGAGTCCCTGCACCGCGGCGCCTGGTTCGAGAACAACGAAAAAGGCCGGGCGATGGCTGACCGACTGGCCCGGCAATTATCGAGCGTCTTCGAAACGAGTGGCGTCAACGAAGCGGAGCGCCGAGCGCTTGCTATGCAGCGTCTCACCCGGATGGAACAAGCGGCCCGGGATGGATTGCCGGTGGATATGGATGCCGCCCAATCTTTGGCGGAAGAAATAATTACTTATGGGGGTACGGAGGCCCAGGTTGAAACCGCCTCCCTTAAACTTAACGGCATGGAGTTTGCAAAACAAATACACCCGCAAATAAGAAGCGCTCCCGTCGGGGCGCTCGCTGAGTATAAAGGAGCTATTGACGATCAGGCGCTTAATCTGGAGACGGAAACTCGTCGGGCGCTTTCCGCGGTGGTTAATAAAGAGATTGAACGGGTTGATCAGGCGCTTCGTACTCGTGATTACGCTCTTATCGGTGGGGAGTCGTTTGATATTTATAGCACCTCCCGTGAAGAATACTATGCACGTCGGGAACATGCAGCCCGCCGTCTTGGCGTGCCCCCCAACCGCATACCACTGTTCACTCAGGAAGAACGGGCGCGGTTTTCCGAAGATTACAATCGAGCGGCGGAAACGGGTGACTATGACGCAATGAATCAGCTCACTAGCCGATTTCTGGCGCCGTTGGCGGATAATCAGTATGTACTTGCTTCAGAGATCCGGAAACTCGGAGAGGCTGGTGGCCCGATGTGGGTAGCGGCGCAGTTAGCGTCCGCCGGGGAGATTCTGAATATACGGGACATGCAGCATCTTTATTCGGTGGGGATCACACTGGATCATTCCCAGCTGGCGACCGAAGCGGGCATCAGCCGAATGGATATCGAGGATAACGACGGCATTATGCAGGCCATTCGGGCTATTTCGTCCGACGATCCGGCGCTCCGGGGTGATGTATATGACTTCGTGTACAATGTGTATGTCGGCCGAGTAGATCATAACGTGCGGGTCCGGGGTATGGGAAGTAATGATGCCCGCCAGGACGCCCTCCGGGAAATATCCCGCCAGTTGCAGCCTTTTACTAAAGTGGTTGAGTTTGACAACGATCGCATCCTTCCCTATGAACTGGTGCCGACATATGTCATGCGGGAAAAAGTAAATGAGATGCTCGACAATCCGCGGCGTTACTTTGGCATACCTGAAGGCATTGATACGCAGTATATACACCCAGTGCCGTTAGACGAAGGCGGAGTCGGTTTTTATCATGATTCTATGGGTCGGTTTTTAACGGACGCGGATACCAATGAGATAGCTCGAGTGCCGTATATGGAAGGCGTTCCGTGGGAGCCCTCTACGATAGACCCCGAGTGGGAACCGTCCGAGGTTGTCCAAGAGACCTTGAGTGGTATGGGGCCGGAAAAAACCGTCCTTAGGAAGGCGGCCGATATTGCCCAACAGACGGTACGGGACGCCCGTGACGGTAGGCGGGCGACGAGTGTGGTAAACCGCCTGACCGATGGAGCCGCTATATATGGTATGGACCCGAAGTTTATGCGGTCGTTGACATATGCTGTGCGTAAGTCACCAGATGAGTTCAGGGGTGGTGGTCGTCTTGACGCCGACCTCTTGGCGGTACGGCCGAGCTTAGGGGGCGAAGTGCGCTGGGATAAGGTAATCTCCAGCTACAGGCAAAAATCATATCTCAGCCCCCCGGGTTTTATATCGGTTACTCCGGATATTTCAAACCCCGAAATCAGGCCATATGCGGTAGTTGATGTGTTCGATCAATATAAAAAACGCTTTAAAGGGGACGAAAAAGCAATGCTTGCTGCTTACTGGGAAGGACCGGATGTAGTTGAATCCTTGCAGCGTGATTTTGGTGATGGTTGGTACGATCAGTTACCGCTTGAAACCCGGCAGTTTATAAAGAGAGCCGAAAATGCCAGACGTTAGAACACGTCCCATATATATGTTTGGCGAGGAATACCGGCAGGGGGAGTTCCCTACGCAATCGGTATATCCTTCGGGAATATTCTCCGCGTTTGGTCGGGCCTTTATGGGCTCGTTACCGGACCTCAGCCGCCGCTGGACATCGTGGTTGGATGAGGAAGAAACGATCACCGAAAATGAGTTTAAAGAAATTACCGGGGACCGGAATATACAGTTTTGGCATGGAATGGACCGCCGCACGGCTGAATTTTTGGCCCGGGAACATGATATTTTAGAGTATCAGGCCCAGTACGAACGCCGCCCGATAGCTGAATTTCTCGGCGCGTCGTTACCGCTTATGGCCGACCCTGTATCTATTGCCACCATGCCCGTGGGGGGTACTTC